GGCCATTCTTCCAAGCAATCACTGATAAGCTCTTTAATCCTGAGTCTTGTCCCTGGTTTATTAAGAAGATCCCCCTGCCTGACCGTGCTGAATACATATATGACCGCATATATTCAGCAACGCGTTATTACATTTGCACTGATTACACATCTTATGAATCGTCGTTTACACGCACGAAGCAATATGATTGCGAGAGAGTCCTTTATCAGGAAATGCTTAGGAATCACCATGACAAACACTTTCTTATGGAGTTGTACGATAATGCGCTAATAGGCACTAATCGGATCGACTTCAAGTGGTTCACAGTCAAGGTTGAGGCCAAACGCATGAGCGGTGAGATGAACACTTCCTTGGGGAATGGTTTTTCTAATCTGATGTTCTTTCTCTATGTGTGTAAAAAGATGAGGATCCTCTCTCCAGTTGGTGTAGTAGAAGGTGACGATGGTCTTTTCTCGTTCGATACGTGCGTCCGCCCGGATATTATGGTGGCGCGCCTTCGAGCTGAGTTTGTTAAGCTGGGGCTTGACATTAAAATAGACCATTATTCACAGCTGAGCCACGCTTCTTTTTGCGGAATGATTTTTGACGAAGAAGATAAGACCATAATCGGGAACCCAGCGAAGATTATGGCAAGTGTTGGATGGACGACTGCAAAGTACCTCGGTGCGCGTCCTACCATCAAGAATATGCTCCTCAGATCGAAGGCACTATCAATGGCATACCAGTATCCGCGATGCCCATTGATCACTTCTCTGAGCCGTGCATTGTTGAGATTAACGTATAAGTGCGACGTACTTACGTTTATTGACAAGCATGGGCGAAATTTTCTTGATCTCTACCACTTAGATGTTGTCCTGACGGCAGCAAGAATGGACAAATCGGGTCAACTCCTCTTCGGTGAGGTTGGCATTAGAACCCGGTTATTGTTCGAGGAGATGTACAATATCTCAATAGGTGAGCAGCTTGAGCTTGAGCGCTACTTTGATTCACTCAGTGATCTTACTGAGCTTGATCATCCTATACTCTATAACCTCTTTCCATCACGCTGGAAGGATTTCTTTGAAACTTACTCTGACCTCGTGAGCAAGACTGATTTGAACCGTGAGTATCCGAACACCTATTTCAAACCCATTCGAGCGTTCGTAACCCCGGACAGCATCATCAAACCCACCAGGGGGTAAATCCTG